CCAATGGGGTGGTGACCAGAAGCCTCGCAAGAAACAACACTCTTCCTCAATCTGTTATAGTTGCTGTAATACTTGGGGTTGATGCCGATGTATGTTCCGTGTGAATAGTTGGCATGGGCAAATTCATTAGTGCCAAACTTGTCTATCTTCATGTTCAAAGATTCTTTGACAGAAACAGGAAAGTTTGAAACATTGCCGCCATAGGTTCCTATGTACTCAAGCCTCTTCATGACACCTGGATACAGCTTTGCCATTTCATTCAACTCTGCCAAGGAGCTGTATATTGCCTCTGGATCACACCCAGTAAAGTCCCAATAGATGGAGTCATCTATAAATTCCGAAGCAAGCTTCTCAAGCTCCTTGATTGCTTGCTCCATTGTGAACTCACCAGTCTTGTACCCTATCCTGATATCATTCATCATGTCTTGGAAAACAGCTGGCGTTGCAACCTTGGTGGTGCTCATGATTATGTTGGCTTTGCGCTGCTCTCCCCAAACACGAAACACAGAGTTGACAATCTTGCTTGCATCTTTGTCAATGCCCATTGAATCAAATTCAGTCTTCAGATAGGCAAATGCATCCTCATTTATCTTCAGCAAGTCATTGTCAAGCTTTATTTCTATCAAGCGCTGGTGAATTGATCGATACTTGTCATTGTCAAACAATTTCAGAAGCTCCCCTTCCTTCTTGGAAAGGTAAGCCATGTACTTGGCAGCAGCCTCTGGAGTAGTCGGGTTGCTGATCTTTATTTTGATGTCTGGTGGAGGCTTGGGTGGTTCAGGCACAGCAGGTGGTGGTTCAGGTTTGCTGCTCCAGTCAGGATGTATTGGCATCCAGTGGTGACGACAGTTGTAGCCACCTCGGTGTGTCATTGCTGGACCAGACTTGCCAATCCATGGGAAGGTCCAGCTATCAATTTCCTCTTGGGTGTATTTCTTGCCTGCTCTTTCTATGCAGAAAGGGCGACTGGTATTGATCAGGTTGCCATAATACAGGAAGGTCTTGATGCCAACATCTGCAGCCTTCTTCATTGTCACCGCATTGTGGAAGTTCATGATTGCATCATTGGCAAACATGGCTGCATAAGTTGACATTGGTCGGCCATTCTTTGAAACCTTGCCAGTAAGTGCTGCACTGATGGCAGACTCCAGTACATCAAAGCCACTTTGGCCAGCCACCGCATCATACATCGCTCTTGTCATCTTCTGCTGAGCATCTGTGCCGAACTTGGTGAACTCGTCGTAGTAGCCTTTCCTCAACACCTCCATCATTTCACGATCAACAGCTGTGTACCTGACAACAGTGCCAAGCTCTGCCCAGCTGTCTCTGATCATTGCAGCAATCTCGTCATAGCCTTCAACTGTTTTGAGAACAACATCCTCATACTTCTTCTTGAATTCTCGTACGAGATCCTCATGCAACTTTTGAGCCATCTTGAGATTGGCCTTTGGGCCAAGCAGCTTTTGCGCATCGTCTGTCTCAAGCCTTTTGCGAGCCATGTCAACAATGCGCTTTTCCAAGCCTTCAATAGCTGCCAGCAGGTTGTCACGATCCTCTTGGATGCTTGTAACAAGGAAGTAGCGCTGCTGCTTGGCAATCTCTTCGAGTGTCGGCATTTGGGCTACTTCCTATTCTTCTTGCTCTTGCCTTTTATGCTCTTGGTGCAGATGGCATATGCGCTGCTTGTGCTGGCTCCACCAGCTTTAACAGACTTGACTCAGCGCTTCCTCTTGGCTTTGAAGGAGTTTCCTTTACAGCCCATGTCACACCTCCTCTTCAGCTTCTTCCTCCTCTGGCATCTGATCTGCAGCTGCAAGATCTTCTTCTGTCAGACCCATGCCATTCATGTAGCCTTCCAGACCTTCGCCATATCCAAGCAATTCATTATGCTCAATGGCTTCCTCAATTTCCTCATCGATGGTCGTGATTGTCTCATCATCAGCTGTTTGCAGCATCAAGCGCACAACCATCTTCTGCAACTCAGCATCAAATGTCTTGCTGACAACGATGGTCTTGGCAGTGAGCACATTGTTCAAATCGGTAGCCAAGTCTTCAATCTCAAAAGTTCTTGGCCTTTCGATCTTGACCTCATCCCAAGCCTCTGGAATTCCAACCCACAAGCACCAGAAGTAAAGCAACATGCGCTCGGCCTTGACAACATTCTCAGACTTCTTTATCAACTTTCCATTCAGCAGTTGGAACTCGGTGCGAAGAGCCACACCACTTTTGGCCTGACCTTGGATCTCTGTAGCTGCCAAGCCACCTGCATTGCTGGCACGATATATTTCCTCAATCTTCTTCATCAAAAATTCACGGATGGCATTTATCGGACCTTCTACAGCTGCCTCAAGCCAATCAGGCTTAGACTCAGGCATGGTTGGATCAAAGCCAAGCACAGCTGTAACACCAGCATCATCCGGCTGCTCTGTCTGGCCATGCTCTTTGTAAGGCTTCCGCATCATCGGAAAGGCTGCGAAGTTGATGATCTCTTCCATCTGGGACAAGTTTCGCATGATGCTTGCATCAATCTTGGCAATGTCGGCAATGTCGCTCTTGCCAATCTCTCGCTTGGTGCTCTTGTTGCAGTACAGCCAAACAAATGGAATCTCTCCAAGAGGATTGACAGCTGACTCCAGCAGCACAGCCCTTTCTGTACCACTGCCTTCCTCCTTTTGGATTTCCCATATCTCCCAGTGGTCAAGGAACCACAGCCGATATTTGCCTTCATCATCCAGCAGCTTGATGTAGACCAGCACTCTGCGACCACTTTCGTCCCTTTCAAACTCCCAATCCAGTATGTTTTGCGGAAGGTATGCACAAAAGTATGGCCACTTTCCAAGAGCATCTGCAGCTGTCTGGAAATCTCCCTTTGGTCTGTCAACCAAGATGCCAACATGTCCATGGATGTCGGCCATCTTGGACTGCTCCATCATGAAGTTGTCAAGGTTGTCACCATCCCGATTGCAATCCTTCTCAAAGTCTTCCCAATCAGGATGATTCCCAAGAGAAGCCAGCTGGCGTCGGATAGGTGACTTGAACTGGTAGAAGTTAAATAGATCAACCACGCTGCGACTGTAGTTGAAGGTGTACAGCTCCTTCAGCCTGCGCTGGTAATTCTTGTCTGATTCCCTTTCATTTTGGAAGAGCAATCCCAGCTTGCGCATGGCCTCTGCACCTTCATAGCAAGCCAGCAAGAAATTCCAGTTCTCTATGTTCTCAAGATACAGTGCATGCTTTTTCTCCAATGTGGACTTGTCCTGTTCTGAATCTGTAAAAAGCTTGTCCACCATGTCGATTACAACAGCACCTTCTTGGGTTGCAGTAGGCATGGCTATTTCTCCTTGTTGTTAAAATTTTCACCAAACAGCTCTTTGTAGCCAATTACAGATGTACCAAGCTTCTCCACAGCCAAGCTGGCTGCTTTTGCAGCCCAATCAACCGAAGAGCGCTTGCTCAGTTTACCACCTTCAGGCAACGCCCATATGTATGCCAGTGTTGCCATGGCTGTGTCACCAGCTCCAGTCACATCGAATATTTGTCTTGGCTCACATCTGGAATGGTATGGTTCAACTTTGTTGTCCGAATAGAACAAAACCATGCCTTCAGCACCCAATGTAACAACCAAATGCTTGGCTTTAGACATCTGCAGATATTTTTGGGCAGACTCGTGCAAACTTGTGTTGTCAACAATTTTGATGCCAGTCACAGATTGGCACTCGTAGCGATTAGGCTTTATCAAAGTGACTGCAGCACCATAGTTGCAGCGACCATTGTATGGATCCACCATCAGTGGCTTGCCATATATCGAACAATACTCATTCAGCAGTTCAAGCATCTCCTCCGTAACAACACCCTTGCAATAGTCACTTACAACAACCAAGTCAACATAGTAGACCCAGTCCTCAAGCATACCAGGAGAAGGCACCTCTGTCAGGTCATCCTTGTCCAATCGCACCACATGCTGATGGCCAGCTACAATACGCATCTTGTGGCTGCTCTTTTCACCATACCAGAATGTAACCTCTGCTCCCAATGCCTTGAGATTCTCAGCGACATTCCCAGCGCCTCCCTGGGTGATGAACCGACGAGTCTCACTGACAACAGGCACTGGTGCCTCTGGGCTGATGCGGTGGCAATCCCCATAGACATATTCGTCTATGATTAGATCACCTATCACAAGGATCTTTGGTCTAAGGCTTTTCACCCTTAATTCTTTCTATCAAAGCAGTGGTGTGAACTGAGAACACCTGCTCAACAAGAATCACTTTTCCGCCATAGTCCTTTATGAACTTAGCACCAGCGACACCATCTTCCTTCCAATCATCTCCCTTTACGATGATGTGTGGGCGCAGATGCTCAATCAACTTCATTGGAGTGTTCTGGAAGAAGATGGTAACATAGTCAACACAAGCAAGTGCTGCTATGATTCTGCATCTTTCATCCATCGGTGTGTATGGACGAGCTGGACCTTTGAGATTTCTGACAGATCTGTCGCAGTTGACACCAACAACCAGCACCGTACCAAGCTGCTTTGCCTTTTCTAAATAATCAACATGGCCAGCATGCAGAATATCAAAGCAACCATTGGTGAACACAATGGTGCCAAGATACTTTCTGACATGCACCAATGCCTTCCTAAGCTCTGCCAGCTTCATTATTTTGTGTTCAGAAGACACAGACTACCACCTTCCACTCAACCGACTTGGATCTCTGTAGCTGTCAGAAGGATCATCGTGGGTGCTGGCTTCAAGCAGCACCGAATCAGCCAGTGCTGCAAAGGAGTGCCAGTCACCAGGCCTAACACGCAGCCATTGGCCTGGCCCAAGTGTGTATTCCACCGTATTCAGTTCAATCACCACCAGTCCTTTCTCAAGATAGAACAGCTCATCCTTAATCTTGTGGTGGTGATAGCTGACTCTCCATCCCTTGTTGACAACAAGACGCTTGAAGCAGAACTCATCATTTACGATGATCTCTTCATGCCCCCAAAGCTTGTCAACCTTTGTAAACTTGCAAACAGGACTGTCCATTGTGTTTGGCCTACCATTGCCCAAGTTTGTCCCAAAGCTTGGCCTTTGCCATCTTGATATTCAACTTCTTCGGACCAGTTGCATTGCGAGCTTTGCCAGACAGCTTGCCATAGCCATGCACCAATGCCTTACTTATGCGAACATGGAAGAACTGCTAAGCTTGCGTTTGGCAGCACCAGCAGCTTGCCAGCGCTTGGTTGCTTCCTTGCGAGCCTGAGTCATTCGATAAGATCTGCGCTTGCTCATTTCCAATACCTTTCTTTAAGAGGTTCCCAGACACGAGACAGCGGATATTCGGTCCACACATAGTAGCCGATTGCATCTGTCAAATGAGTAAGATCAGGATTCTCCTTCTTGTCAATTTCTCCGCTGCCACCTTCTACCAATGTGACACCTTCAAAGTCCTTGACAACATTTGGAGCCTTGCCAGGATCAACCATCATCCGAATGCGACCATCCATTGACAGCAGTCGGCTGTTAACAGAATTGACACGATCCCTCTCACGAGGATTGGGCTTGATGCGGAAGAACAGCTTCTCTGGATCAAAGTGGGCACGCAGCATGCGTTTGACAATCTCCCAGTCGCTGCCCATCAAGCTGCTGCTCTTGGAACTTCCACCAGTGTAGTCACCATAGACGAAGATGCGACCTTTGTGCTTTCCCCAATCAGTGATGAACTTCCGAGTGACCAGCTCGGTGTTGCTGTTGCGAGGAATGTACACCTCTCCAATGATACCAGTTCCAGTAAAGCCAAGATTGCCTGGCAAGACCTGCTCCTGCATGATCACAGCTACACCAGGCGCTACGTTGAAGTCCATGGCCAGAATTAAGTCTGAGAACTTGTCGTAGAACATTCGCTTGCAGTGCAAGTGCTCTTGGAAGGCATAGTAAGCACGACCTGTAAAATTGATGAAACTTCCTTCATACTCTTGCTGGTATGTCAACTCATCAAGGTCTTGCTTAGCTTCCTCTATTTCGTCTGAATCGAGAATGTCACGACTTGGCCACCAGAAGACATCCCAGGTTGGATACAAGCCCTTTGCAAGAGCTTCTGCCTTGCGCTTTTGAGCACGCTTGTACAAATCGTAGTAGTGGTTGCGACCTTCTGGCACACCAATGAAGTCACAGCCACCCTTGCGATCAGACAAGGAAGGCCGAACATGTGCCTCCCATGTCTGCTTCTTCATGTTGCCATATTCATCCAGCAATCCATGATCCCATGGAGTACCTTCTACACGCTCTGGCCGATCCATCCCCAAAACATGCAGCTCTGCACCAGTGATATAGCTGATCACCAGGTGGCTCTCGTTGGGTGCCTTTGACATGGACCACTTAGGTGTCAAAGCCTTCAAATCAGACCAATAAATTCTCTTGGCCTGGTCACGAGTTGGAGCTGCTACAAAAAAGCGAGGATCTGCAAATGGACGGAAGTAACGACTGCTTGGATCATGGCATGACAGGCATCGCTGAATCATTTGTCTCTTGCCGACCAATTCAGTCTTGCCTGATCGCCGACCAGCTGGAACAACACGGAATCTGGCAAGACTCGAAACCAAACGAGCTTGCTCATCATGCTCCTTCATAGGAGTCCAGCGAGGTGTCAACAATGGAGGATTTTCTGTCATTTGGTTTTGTCTAACTCAAGATAAGCACCACATTTGGTGCAATGCAAGACTGAGACATGATATTTGCCGACACCATCTTCAACTTCAACAATAAAGTGCCTGCCCTTGCACTCACCACAGATGATGTAGCCGAATCCAAGCTCTTCTGCATGTGATGGAAATGGAAGTATGTCAGCCAAGCTTATCGCTTCTTCATGTAAGAATTGGTCTTGCCAGACGAAAAGTTGTGCAACCGAACTTTGTCTTTGAATGTGTTGGCTGCTGCCTTACGAATGTTGGCAAAGTCCTTGGAGCCTTTGGTGAGATCAAAGCGATTGGAACCACGTCTGTTCTTGTTGTAAGCCTTTGCACTGTTGATCTCTTTGGCAAGGATGGTTTTGTACACACCACGCAGCAACTTCTTGGAATTCTCTGGATATCAGTAGAAAGCCTCTATGCGAGCACTGTATCCAGTGCGGTTGCCTTTGGAGCTTCTTTTGAGGTACTCCTTCAACCCCATCTTCTTGCCAGTCTTGCGCTTGGCAGCACCAGCTGCAGCCCATTTCTTTGCAGCAGCCTTTTGCGCAGCAGTACGAGCTTTTTTGATCATTAGCTTTGCCATTTGATTCCTCCTTAGCTGAGTGCTGGAGTATCAATATAGGAACCAGCCATGCGAGGTGTCTGTGGATAGTATAAGTTTGGCAGTTTGCTGCGAATTTCAGTGAACCATTGTCGGTAGGTGACATCTTTTGGAAGATTGTTGTAGGTGCTGATTGCATAAGCAGTCAAAGCACCATTGGGGCGATGGTTTATCTCAGCATCGTAGCTGTACTCGTTGTCTTGACATCCAGATAGAAGAAGCAAAGGCCATGGCACCTTGTCTGAGCCAACAGATTCCTTCAGCCAGCCACCTTCTTCTGACAGCATTTGCCTGGCAGCTGGATCCAGCTCAGGACCTCTTGGCATGCAGCCAGCCATTTCCAGCACCTGATACGGAACATACTTTCTTCGAGCAATTGGTGGACCATTTTGCTTGTCTGGATCAAGCAGCAAAGGTCTTGCACCCATCTTGCGAGCTACGGTGCCTGAATGACAAGAGTCGCTGATCATGACAATCTTCACACCAGGCTTCTTGCTGCGGAAGATCTTCCAAATCTCATCATCATAAATAAGACCACCAAACTTGCTGTCATAGCAGCACAGACATTCATCCAGCCCATCTGGCTCATCACTGTTCTCATCTGGCACTTGAGTGCCATGCCCACTGAATGTAAACACCATGGTGTCATTTGGTTGCAGCACAGCTACCATTGAATGCAAGCGATGCAAAACATTTGATCGAGTTGCCACCTGGTCAAGCAAAAGACCAACGACAAATCCATTTTTCTTTAGCAGCTCGGACCAGTCCTTGGCATCATTCACGCAGCCAGACAAATCTGAGTCAATGCCAGGATAGTTATTGATTCCAACACATAGGGCGATCTTGTTTTTCAGCACTTGACTCCTCCTTTGCTTCTGATTTTGGAATCACACTGATTGGAATGTCTGCAGTCAGCTCAAATGGCTTGTCAATGGTGGTCTTGATATTCACGCAAACGTTGTAGCTGTCCTTGATTTGAAGAACATAGACCTTCTGCTCTGTGCAAGAGATGAGTGCAAGACTACTCATCATCAGAATCAGCTGGATCTTCCTCATAGTCAGGCATATCCTCAGATGTAACACCGTTGTTGCGAGAGCCACCAGGCATCAGATTGTCCATCCTGGCAGCTGCTTCTCTCAGCTGTGCAACAGTGTCATTGGGATCAACCCGTTTGCCACCACCATCAAACAATCCAAAGTAGCTGCCAAGCAGCTTGAGTGCACCCAGCTTGTCCTTGATCTTGAATCGAAATGTCTTGCCCTTGTTGCTTTCCTCAAGGCTAATCTCATCAATGCAACGCTGCTGCAGCTCTGACAGCTCGCTCTTGCTCTTTGGTATGACAAAGTTCTCATTGATGGTGATTGTCTGAACCTTACCATCCTTGCCAGGAATTGAAATTGTCTTCTGTCGCTGTCCCCAATCCTTGAAGAAATCACCCATGTTGCTGAATGCAATCAATGCAATCTCACGCAAAACTTCCTTAGCTTCAACCGAGAAGATTTCATCTACAACCTGCTGCATCTTAGCCCTGCGGGACTCAATGGCGGCCTGGATCTTTGGATTTTTCAACATGTTTGACGCAGCATTTGGCCCACCACTGTAGCCAGCTTGAGTCGCAGACCATCCCTTGCGTCCAGTTTTGACATAATTGTCAACAAACCGACGCTGCATCGTATTCAGCTTGTCAGTAGACTTTCTACCAGTTCTAACATTGCGCAGTTGTTTTGGAATGGCTCCATCGCCAATATTGGGAGCAATCAACTTGGACCGTCGTAGAGGATCTTTGATTCTTTTTATAGAGTCGCTCATGGACAGAATCTTACCTGATGCAACACGAAAAGTAAAGAAAATTTTTTCACACATCCACACACAAATGGCGAATAAGAAAGTAAGACCAGTCGTTCCCTGGAAGAAACGGCAATCGACAAAATGAAGAAAACCGAAGGAGAGATTGACATGGCATTTGAATCAATCCTGCGCAAAAAGCCAATCAAGGAAGACAAGAAGGAAGTAGATAGAACAACAGGCAGAGGAAGAGATGGAAGACTGCTAACAGCCAGATTGTACAACACAGCTGTAGATCGAAGTCGGCCATTTGTGCATTTCCAGCTTGTCATTGTAATTGGAAATGAGTTGATGAAGATGGTTGGATTCTCTATAGGGCAAAGAATTGATGTCCTTATTGACAAGAATGATCGATTTGGATTGATAAGACCAGATCCAAATGGGCTGAAGATTTGCTATCGTGGAGACACAAAGACTGCAGAGGAAAGCAAAAGATCTGGTGTTGTTAGAATATCAAGAACAAACTGGAGATTCAATGGAACAATCATCCTTCCAAATGAGGAAATGGCAAAGGAAGGAGAATTGATGTTTGAAGTACCAAGGAAGGTGGAATTCATTGAGCTGCCACCTGTTGATGGAAGAGGAAGAGATATACATCCAGCAGCACCAGCTGCAGAGACAGCTGCATCTGCTGCCAAGACAAGCAAGATGATATTCCAATTTGTAAAAGTAGGCAATTGATGAGTAGGGAACATAGGAGGAGAATATGAGTAGGGAACATAGGAGGAGAATAAAGGAGTACAACCGAATCTTGTCAGTTGATTGGGATTATTTCTTTCCAGACATGGCATGGATGGATTGGGGACACAATGAGTCAGCGATGCTGATTGAGCATGTATGGATGATTCGATGCAATGACTTCAACATGAAGACAAGAGAATCTGTGCTAGATTGTATGAAGCCTGATCCAATGTTGCTGGACAACTTTTGGGAAAGGACCATCCATCCAAGCAGTAAGTTTGATCTTCTGATAGAAGAAAGTCATGCAGGGCTGGCAAAGTATCTTTCTGACAAGGATTGCTATGCACATGAGGTTGACAACTTTGACCAGCACCATGACTGTGGATATGGGGATATGGATAGAGATAGCCATGTAGATTGCGGCGAGTGGGCTGCTTACCTCGCCAATGTTGGAAGAATGGGAAGATACACAGTTCATTATCCACCATGGAGAGCCAATCAGCCAGAAAGAAGCAGGGCGGAGCTGAGACGGCGAATGGGCAAGTTTGGTGGTTGGAATTACAAGCTTCCAACTCCAAAGATTTATGACATGGTGTTCATCTGCAGATCAGGTGGCTGGACACCACCATGGACTGACAACCTGTTTGGCAAGTTTGCACAAGAATTAGTTGAACGTGTCCACAATGACAATGTGATAAAAAGCTGGATATGGCCAAAGCTGAGAAAGCCAACAATGGAGGAGGCGATTCAAATAAGAGAAAAGCTCATTGAGCAACACAGAATGATGATGCAGCAAATGAAGAAGAGAATCAGCGAAACAATAATCTCACCATCAAACAGGGAAAGACAAGAAGGAGCAGACAAATGAAGAGAAGCAAGACCAATAGAATCAAGAAGACCAAAAAGCAGCAAGAGCTATCACTTGTGCATCTGGCATTTGAGTCAATACTGAAGAGATCAGCAGCAGGTCTGCCAACCAGCTCTGCTGATGTGATGAATGATCATCTGATGAAACCAGCACAGGCACAGCGAGAGATGAGCTTTGCCAAGTACTACTTGATGCAATTCGAAAAGGACAAGGTGCCGTTTATGAATGGCATCAGTGTCAAGTCAATAGAAGGAGTTCGCAGCATGAAGCTGCTGATGCTTGTACCAGCTGAGTTAGTCAAGACGCAACTGAACACAAGTGAGATGCATAAATTGTCAAAATCTTACGCTGCTGCCAGATCTGCTGCTTCTGCTGCCAGAACCGCAGCCAAGGAAAAGATTGCAGAGGTTGAAGCAATGAGCAAGCAAAGCTATCATGGCGATCAAGACAAGAAGATCAACATTTTGTCAGATGATCCAACGAAGGACATTTCTGTCAGAGGCACATTTTGCTTCGTCAATGTCATCCAAGACTGCATGTCATTCAATGATCAAGGAAGGCTTACCAAAATCTCGATTAATGGCACTCTTGCCGACTTTGTTCCGTCTGACCAGTTGGCTGCAAGCAAAGATCCGGAAGCAACCAAGTAAGTCAAAGTAAACCTGAACTGGATGTAATGGTGCAAACATTTCTTCCATATGCAGGATTCTTAGAAAGTGCAATGTGTCTTGACTCTAAGCGTCTTGGCAAGCAAAGAGTTGAAGCCATGCAAATATTGCAGACACTTGAGCATGGCAGCTGCTGGCAAAACCATGTAGCTGTTCGCATGTGGCGTGGCTATGAAGATGCTTTGAAGCTGTACACAAATGTCATTATTTCAGAGTGGAAGCGCAGAGGCTTCAAAAACAGCATGAATTTTTATGCTCTGCCTATGTGGTTTGGTGATAATATTCGCTTGCCAAAATGGCTGGGAGACCCAAGATTGCATCTTTCTCACAGATGCAATCTGGTGCGCAAGGACTACGATTTCTACGGACATATGTGGCCTGGTGTAGATCCAGAAGCACCTTACTGGTGGCCTGTTAAAATGTTGACAACAAAGAAGCAAGCTCATATGGAAAGGTACTGGAATGCAAAGCAAATCTCAGACTTTACTTTTTCTGCAGAAAGGAAGTAAACTTATGCCTGCTCTAACTGCACAACTCCAACTACTCGGAGAAGACAAAGTGGGTGATGATCCAATCTTCAAGGATGAAGATGGAATGCATTACTTCTGGGATCAAACTGGCAAGCATGGCAAGTTTGGTCCCTATGGCAGTTACACAGCAGCATCAGCAGCGTTGGCGCGCTACCGCAAGTACCTCAACAAAGTTGAAGGGCTGCTGTGCAAAAATCCAAACGATGACAATATTGTCGTTGAAACACCTGCTGTGGTAAGGTACAACACAACTGCAAACCATCGCAGACAAAAAGCAGCAGAGATCAAAAGCACCCAGCTGCTTGTAGTTGGATCTTTGGCAGCTTTCGCAGCAATAATAACAACAGCTGGATTGCTGTGGATTGTTGTAAAGACAGTCGTGCTGATTGTAAGGTGAGAAAATGACAAGCCTTCTAAGAAGAAAGCCAACCAGCACATCAAAGCACATTGACAGCACCCATATCCATATCAACAAGCAGCTCATTCAACACATGAGTGCCAACACAGCTGTTTACTTGACTGCATTGATGCATTTGGATGAGTGTGCAAAGGCCAACACCAATGCATGGGAGCCTAACAGCTACAAATACTGGTTCAAACTTGTGAGAGAAGAAGTTCAAAATTTGACAATGCTTAGCTTCAAGCAGCAAGCCAGTGCCATTCAAACTCTCAAGGAGCTAAGAATCATCAAAGTCAAGCGCATTGGCATGCCAGCAGTGAACATGTGCTACATCAATGTTGATCAGCTTTTCAACTTGTACGGAATTGCACATGGTGAATATCTTGAAGGAGGAGACCTTGAGACCCAGCTCAGCAGATGACAATTTGTCAACACTCCTTCTTCTCTCTCCCTCTGCACTCCCTCTCTCTTCTTTCTCTTTACTTACATTACTTATTATAATACAAATACAAATTACAAAATTAAAGATAAGAATAAGAATAAGAATAAGAAAGAAGAGAGAAGAAAGAAAAGAATACGAGATCAATGTCTCTTTAAGTCTATACAGAGACATTGATCGAGTAGTGACTTGTCTGCGATACATCGCCCAACTTTTCGATCAACTACTTATCTTGACAAACGAGAAGCTGGACTTCGCTTCGCTCGTCGCTCAGCTCCTCGCTCCGCTCCGTCCCGCACTTGGTGCGCACAGCGCACCAAGATGCGATAGTTCTTTTACAACCCAAACAAGTAAGACTGAACAAGTAAGACTGCAAAAAGCATTGCCTTTGCTGGCTGCTTTGCAAATCTCCGTAAATGGCGAATATACACTGTAGCAGGAACGATTATGTTCCGTTTGGTTGTTTAACTTTTAGGGTGGAGGAGGTTGACATGATGGGTGATATTCCTGACAGCATACCAGACCGACCTGGAGAAATTTGGCTACGACCCAACCTTTGTGCTATTTGTGGAAGACCTGTAACAAACAGAGATCAGGCTTTGCTTGAGATTGATGGACGCTGGTCTCATCGCTCATGCAATGTTCCGGAAGGAGCCAAGCCAACATGTGGATCGACCCAAAAGTAGTGCACAAAGGTGCAGACTTGGCAAATGTGCTGAGACAGCAGCTTGAGATGTGGCGCTATGAGAGCCACTGCTGGGTAACTCAAGCAGATGGAAGTTTGAGGTGCGAGTGGTGTGGCAAGCAACGTATTGGCAACTTCTCTACTGCAAGCAATTCAAAAGATCGCAACTTTCCGCTTTGTGAGCAAAACCCTGTTGTGGATTTTTTGATCAAATCCAAGGGCGACCAAATTGCATCTGGTATCAGAGAAATCATCAACAACCACATGATCCAAGACGATTTGAAGTAGGTTTTGTTTTTACATTTTACATTGAGACAACCTCTGATGAAAGAACTAAAAATAGTTCTAAAGATAACTGATCCTGAAGTTGTTGGTGAATACATTGATGTAGACAAGCAGCTGCTTTGGGAAGATCTCAAAGATGGCAGCTTGTTTGATTTTACAGAGATTGTTTCGGTTGACATTGTTAAGACCAAGACAAAATCATTGAAGCGACTCAAGAAGAAAGATTTGAAGTAGGTTTGCATGGCTGTTATAAAGCGCATCATGAGTCCAGAGGCTGAGAGGGACCTTTGGGAGAAGCGGATAGTGAAAGCTGCTGCCATCTATGGCAAGGTGCGCAGACGCTACACAGATGGCAAGTTCTTTGCAGATGCATTCACCAAACAGCAATATATTCAAAAGCAGCCAAGCAACAAGTATCATCGAATATTGAGGACGATTATTGTTAAGTTGATTGAGATGCGTGGTGAGCACACCAATCCTTGGGAAGACATGTTCGAGGATTACATTGAAGCTGTGCACAGTCATTACAAGAGCAAGCACAAGATCGTGCCATTCACTGCACAGCTTGTTCCAACAGAATTCACCATGCATGTTTATGGACACTGGATTGCCAAGTTTGAAGAAGAATACGAACAGTGTTACTGGCAGGTGTCGATCTTGAACAAGAAAGCTGTTGAGAAGGCAGCTGCTGATTCAATCAAAGCAGCCCAAGCAGCCAAAGCCAAACTGATTGAGCAAGCTCGATCTGGAAGATTGGGGGAGGATCTGGTTGGCATCGATCCAATTGACATAGGTGTCCGTCCCGCATAAACCATAACTGTGATCGAAGATATGAAGACAAGCCATCATGCCAAAAGTTACAGAGCAAACCAGCCCAAACGACTTGTCCTTGTCAACAGACGAGCAAGATGTCGTCATATACAAGATGATCAAGGACAAGGACTTCCTTGGAAACTGTTATCGTCGCAAGATAAAACCTGACTACTTTGCTGGTGATGCAAGACAACTTGTGGTTGGTAAGGCCTATGACTTCTATGAAAAATTCAAGGAGTCACCTGGGGAAGCAATACTCAGCCTGTTTGATGACAGCCGTAAGAAGAAGCGAATTGCTGCTGACAAATATGACATTGTTGTTAGCTATATTGGAGAGCTTGCTGACACTGCTGCTAAGGCAGAAGAAAATTCTAACGGCTACCTGGTTGAGAGGCTTGACGAGTTTGTCAAACGTCGCATTGCCTTCACAGCATCAAACGACATCCTTGCAAGAATTGGAACAGCTGAGTACGACCCAAATATAATACTTGATATAATGCGTAATGCACTTGACCAGCTTGATGAGTGCAACTGTAAGATGTCTGCAGAAGATATGCGTGAAGACGAGCTTGTGACTCAAACTGGCGATGTTGTGGTGAACTTCGGAATTCCAACACTTGACAATCCTTTGGGTGGTGGCTTGCATCTTGGGCAGTTTATTATCATACAAGCCTTCACCTCTCGTGGTAAAAGCCAATGCATCATACATCTGGCAAAGCGAGCTGTCAGGAGTGGCAACAGCTGCTTGGTGGTGCCAACAGAGATGAGCAACCGAACATGGAAGCTCAGGTGGAAGTCTTCTGTCACTGCACTTGGAACATCTGAATTGCGCAACAGCCCAAAAGAATATCAGCGCATGCGCAAGCAAGTGTTCATGCGAAAGAGCAGCTTGTACTTGCTTGATGAAGAAGAAAAGTCAATGTCAGTTGATGCTCTTGGTGCAGTGATTGACAACATAAAGCAGAGAGATGGTCGTGAGATCAAACTGTTGCTGCTTGACAGTGCAGATGATCTAAGACCACCTGGAAGACCATCAAGAGATAAGATAGAAAACAGCACAGCCACCTACACCTTCCTCAAGAACTTTGCCAAAGATCGCAACATCTGTGTTGTCACAACAAGCCAAAGCCAGCGAGCTGCTGCCAAGCGTTGGTGGGCTGGAAGCGACAACATTGGTGATGACATAAACAAGGTACGAAAAGCACATGTTGGTATCAGTATAAATGCCAGGGACAGCGAGCTGCAGAAGAACTATGCAAGGTTGTTTTTGTTTAAGCACACAGATGGCCCAGTAGGAGCCAAATGTTGGATCCGCAATGATTATGGCCGTGGGCAGTTTGGTTATTACAGTCAAGAGTATGATCATACTGCTTACAAAGAGATCATGAAGAAGGAAGGAATCTTGACAAATGAAAACTCTTAGCGCCGAAGACGTCAAGGATGCAACTGCTGTGCACACTGAGAACACCATTGAATTTGCCTCGCATATGACAAGGCGACTTGTGGAAAGAAGCATGCTTGACTACACATATGACAAGAGTGGCAAGCTGAAAGATTCAACATTTGGCTGGATGCGTGATGAGTGCGACTTCTTGCATCTTCTGGATCGGCTGGCTTGGCAAGTTTGTTGCATCAACGATCTTATCAAGCCATTCATCAACGGAGGTGGAAAAGAGAAGTACTTTGTAGCAGATGATGACATTGCGGAGTTGGTGAAGCAATGTGCGGACACAGCCAACTTTGCGATGATGATTGCCCAGCGTGCATCCAATCGCACCAAGAAGCTTATAGAGCCATTGGGTGGGTTCTTTGTGGAATGAACTATTTTGATCTCAAGAAGCTTAGCCGCAAACAGCTGCTGGAAATGGTTCCGAATGGATTCAAATTCAAGCTGCCACCATGGGATCACCAGTTGGCTGCATTCATTGCAGCAATCAGTGAAGATGGATTCAATGTTTGGCTTGATCTTGGAACTGGAAAGACCAAGGTTGCCATTGATGCAGTAAGGTTCATAGAATTCTGCTTGGGAAGACCTGTTAGAGCTCTTGTCATTTGTCTTGCATCAGCAGTTGGTAACTGGCTTGATGAGATTAAGCTCAACTCTGACATGGATTGCATAGCTGTCAGACCAGATGGCTCATTTGGTGAAACCAAGGAGCAAAGGTTCCGTTGCATGGAAGGCAAAGGCTTCTTTGTTGCAAACTATGAGAGCCTTCAGCATATGCTGACTGTTCGCAAGCCAAGCAGGATAAAGATAGTCAAAGGGCAGGAAAAGGTAATCAACAAGATGGCACACGATCCAACTGCAATGCGAAGGCTGATGGATCTTGGATTCGATGCGCTGATTGTTGATGAAGCCCACAAGATAAAGTCCATTGACACACTCAACTACAAGATTGCTGCTCGAATTGCAGTTGATGTTGGTGTCAGAATTCTTCTGACTGGCACCCCATACGGGAAGTCTTTGCTCGGAATATGGAGTCAGTACTACATCGTTGATTATGGATCAACATATGGCTCAAGATTCACCGAATTTCGCAGCAAGTATTTTGTTGATAGGGGATACTTTGGCCCAGATTGGAAAGTGACAAGAGATGGCAGGAAAGCAATAGAGTCAAAGTTGTTCACAAAGGCAATCAGATACAATGAGGCAGAGATAAAGGACATGCCTCCAAAGGTTTATCGTGTAATTGGCTTCAATCTTTCTTCTGAGCAGCGCAAGGCTTACGATGATGCAAGCAACAAGGAAGGTGAATTCACCTTCTTGGAAAACAGCAGCATGATTTACAGACAAATTTGCTCTGGCATCATTGTCAGCACCAACTATTTGTTCAAGAGCAATCCCAAACTGAAGCTTCTCAACGACTTGGTAGAATCTGTTGTTGATGAACACAAGATAGTCATATTCCACCAGTTCATACTTGAGTCTAAGATCATCATTGAAATGCTGAAGAAGCTGAAGGTGCTCTATTGTGTGCTCAATGGAAGCACCAAGGACAAGTATGCTGAGTACAAGAAGTTTGAAAAGGAGGACAAGTTCAGAGTCATGGTTGCACACCCATTGAGTGGTGGTGCAAGCATCAACTTGAATGTAGCAAGGTATTGCATCTTCTTCAGCAACGATCACAGCCCAATCAATCGCTCCCAATGTGAGAAGAGAATCCATCGCGGTGAAATAAAGGACAGTCGCTTCTACTACGACCTTTTGGCGAATAACACAGTAGAGGTCTCTATGCATGCAGCATTGAAGCGCAACCTTGACCTGTTTTCCAAAGCAATGAACAGCAAGCGCTGGAAGAAGTATTTGAAAGGAGAATTGGATGGGTAAAGCCAACTACAGGAAGAATGGCAGGCCGATCAAAATGGTCAAGCTTGTAAGGCGTGCTACCTTAGATGGGTTGCTTGAGATGTGTGACCATGTGATTCTTGGAACCAAGTACATCGTGTATTCTGAGCCAGAGCTGATGAATGGGATCCACATCCCATCAAGAACACCTTGGACTCGCATGATGTACGAAGATGTTGATGGTGGCTGGTTGCCTGTAGAGCTGGTGGAGGATGTCAATGTCAATGGCTAAGAAGAATGTCATTTATGCAGCTGGCATTGAGCATGAGCCAGGCCAGTTTGGAATGTTTGATGGACCAGCCAACAGTATTGAGGAAATCCTTGATGCAATGCCAGAAGCAAGCCAGGAAGGCAAGGCTGTCTACATTTTTGAATTTGATGAGAGCACAATGCCAGCAACTGAGCGCATTTTGTACAAGTACAACTGGCGCAGGGTTGAATGGGAAAGGTTTGGAAGCCCAAAGGCCAATGACTTTATAGATCCAATGCTTGGAAACAAATATGAAGTTGTCATGCGCAGCAAGGAGGAGTTCATAGAGGAAGTGCTCGGTGGAAAGGCTGATCTTGGAAAGCGATTCAATGGCATCCTGCTGAAAGACATCTTTGGTGGCGATGTCAACTGGTTGAAGGAAGAAGGGGAGCTCTATCTTCTGTGCATTTATCATTATGGCACGCTGATGCGCGTTTACACCGACCGACTGCGCATGGAAGATGGTGACGACAGACTGCTGCGAGATTTGAAGTGGGTCAAGTGGGCAATTCTTGAAGGATACAAGAATGGATACTTTGATGGCCTTTCTGCAAGGCTTGGAAAGCGTGAGACAAACAAGCAGCCAGAAGAACCGAAGAAGATAGAAAGGGTCAGATAGCAAAAACCAACAACCAAGGAGAACAAAAGATGGCTAAGAAGACTGCAGCACCAGCAAAAGATCCGATGCTTGATGTACAAATTGATCTGTCGCTTAACAGCATCATGAACGATCTGAGTGACTCCAAGAAAGACACTTTGACATTTGACACTCGCGGATATGGCTGGCGACCAGCTGGAACCAGGATTCGCAAAGTCATTGGTAAAGCGATGAATGATCTAAAGATGCTTCGCAAGGCTGTCGGTGCAATCAAGGCCGACTACAAGAAAAAGACTGAAGCAGAAAAGGAGAAAGAAAGATGAAAAGATTTTTTGCTGTTGTTTTGCTGGCATTGATTGCTGTTCCTGCAGCAGCGTTGCAGAGTGGCTTTGTGCCGTGCATTGAAGAGGCTGGCAGATTGCATTGCTTTGAGAACGAGTTCACACCACTTTGGAATTCACTTTGTCCAAGGTGCTGGATTGATCAGACTATTCCTCCCCCAGCTGAAAAGCCCAGCAGCAGCAATGCATTTGACAGCTGTGGAAGTTGCCACCCAGGATCTGCCAATAAAATATTTTCTCTTTGGCAAACAAAATATCACAAGAAGCATGCTGACAAATCTGTGTCCTGCACTGCATGCCACAAGATATGAGCGTAAAGCTTATCAACTGCTACATGGAGTTGCCAAGGAGAGGAGCAGTGGTTGTAAACATCATGCGACCCAATCTACTTGGCAACCCATTTGTTGTTGGGCGTGATGGCACACGTGATCAAGTTTGTCAAAAGTATAGGCAATGGATAAGAGACAAGATAAGGAATGACGCTGTCATCAAGAATATCGTGTGGCAGCTGGCTGCTGCTGATGAGTATGGTGTCGATGTGGATCTTGTTTGCTGCTGTTTGCCAAAGCGTTGTCACGGCCAAGAAATCCTGTCAATAATATACGAAATCAACGATGTACCATTCTAACATCAGAGAGTGGCTTGATAGCATCGGAGTTGACATCAAGTTCTCTGGAACTGATGTTGGCCCAAATGACTTAAACATTGACTGCCCATGGTGCGGAAAGGAGAAGCATCTCGGCATTCATCGAGTGCATGGCTGGTTGAACTGCTGGGCATGCAACTTTGAAGGAAGGCGCAAGAGACCTTGGCTCGCTGATTTGATATTTGAGCTTGAAGACATCTCACACAGGGATGCTAAGGAAAAAGCACTGCAGCTGGTAAAAGGCTATCCAGATTCTGAGCAAGATCCAGAAACATTCGCAAGACCAAGCAGCACATGGTTGCCAGATAATTGCTATGAGTTCTTCAGTGTTGTAAAGAATGGTCTGCAAGAGTTTTCTCAAAGCATGGCTCGTGAATATCTAAACAGCCGTGGCTTTGATGATAGTCTGATAAAGAAGCACAAGATGCTCTACACAACAGTGGATGTTGCATCCAATGATCCATGGCGTGGCAGAGTGATCATTCCATTCCTTGAGTCAAACCAAATTGTATGCTGGGCTGGCCGTGATTACACTGGATATGCCAACCAGCGCTATCGTAACTGTCCTGCAAAGCAATCCCTCAAGCGTCCAAAAGAGCTTCTGTATGGCTCAGAGGAATTCAAACAAAGCCAGTGCAAGCACGCAAGAATTGTTGAAGGCATATTCGACAAGATCACCATTGGCCCAACTGCATTGGCAGTCAGCAAGGGTGGCTGCAGCACGTCGCAGCTTGCATTGCTTCAAAAGCTTGGCCCAGCCTCTGCATCTGTTATATTTGATCCCACCACCTTTGACGATTGGTACAGCCTTTCAAGAGCTGTTGAGTTGGCTCGCAACCTGACCACCTTTGTCAAACAGGTAAAGGTAGTTCGGCTGACCGATGGGGATGTAAACGAGCTGGGGTGGGAAAGGGTTGCCGCCATAGAAGCAGCAACTCCGCTTTTCGTAGCTTGAACAGCCACTTTTTACGACTTCCAGGCTGCAGGAAAGGCCCACTGCAAGGCTTTCCTACGAAGGCATGGCCAACCCTACTTGGCACCTACCTTTCGCCAGCTGCTATGAAAAAAGATATTCAATGATAGCAGCATATTGAATGAAAAAAAATGAAAAACTAAGAAAAAATAAGATTATTTTTTTGCACATAAAGCTGTGTTTTCAAGCTATCCTATTGCTATCATTGAACAAAAGCTGCAGTTTTGTGCTGAAAAAAGCTTGCTTGGGGTGCCAACCTGTCCAAAAACTGCCAAAAACTGGCCACAGTCGGATTTTTCTGCGCTTTTCTTACATTCTGTAATAGGCGATAATTGTCTCACCCTTGAATCGGAAGGTTCAAGGGCGCTGATCTGCTCCTTGAAAATCCGACGGTGGTGGCTGATGAGATAGGCAGCCTTAATCTAACTCCAAACTGCTACAAGAACCGCCCACCAGACGATCGGCGCCAACTAAGCCGACAAAACCTGCAACAAGACGAAAGCCTCGGAACAGAAGGTCGGTAGATCCGGCTGGGCAGGCTGACATGACTGATCGATGCAGACGACGGAAACACCCAACCCAATGGACGCGTAAATCCCGGTACCTGCTGCTGGTCAACAAGGTGAACAAGCAGACAGTGGGAAAGGTAAGGTCGCAACACCGCCAGGAATCACCCCAGTACTGGTGCACATTGGCAAGGGCAGGTTAGTTTGTCCTCATTCATCCAGTGAGGCATTGGCTTTGCTGGATGAAGTGTAGACAAACCAGCCAACCGAAGGAGGCAACAATGTTAAAGGATGTTGGGCTTGACGAGCGTGTAACTTCTGATGACCTTAAGGAAGACATCCATCTCATCCTGCGCTCACCCCAAACGAATGCCATCGCGATATACAAAAAGGATTCGATCGCAGCATTGCACGGCTGTGGGTTGCAGTGAACAAGGTTTACGGCATAAGCCCAAAGGAGCTGGAAGAAGAATGCCAGAAGCGCACGAGCGAGAAGTTTGTCAGCTTACGGCTGAATGGCCTTCTGATTCCGTGAGGAGAATAAAATGACTAAGCGACAGGCCAACTGGCAAGGCATGAACTGGATCCGCAAAGAGAAAAGGTTTGCGATCTACGAGCGTGACGGACTGGCATGCATCTACTGTGGTGCAACTGCAGAGGATGCGGTGCTAAGTTTGGATCACATCATTCCGGTTGCACTCGGTGGCACCAATGAGGCAATCAACTTGGTTACAGCATGCAAGCGCTGCAACGACACCAAGGGCAAGAAAAGCACCAAGCAGTTTCTGGCTTACCTGCGTGACTGCGGCCATGACACAACTGGTTTGGCTCGCCGGATTCGGCGCCAAGCTGCAAAGCCAATCAACTACGGCAAGGATAGGAGGAAGTAAAATGGTTGACATGAGGAAGTTCACCAATGCTGATTGGAATGCATGGGCTGGCTGCGAAGGCCAAAGCCCAACAATCGGTGAGACCATGGTGGCCAATGGCATGGAAATCTACGAAGCTGTCGTGATAGCTGATTTGACTGGCCTGCACATCTACTGCACCGACAATGACGGCTGCTGCAACTGGTGGTACCGCCTCGATACCAAGACCCAAGCAGAAGCTGAGAGGATTGCCGACAATCTCAGCAGCGACTGCAAGCATGACGATCTGATCGGCATGGGATTCAAGTTCAGCTTTATGTAACTCTACCGAGCGAGCATAAACAGCCATTAGGCTCGGTGCGGCAGCAGCTGCAAAGTTGCTGCATTGGAATTGATTCAACAACAGCCAACAAACCCAACAAACCGAGGGAGAGGACAACAATGAAAAAGACACGAAAGCTGGCAATGGCTGAGCAGGTCGTCGAAACCAAACCGGAGCCCACCCTGGAAGAAAAGATTGCAGAGGAACACCAAGCGATCTTCTTCATCTTTGACTTCACGCTGCGTAGCTGCAATCGGATTCGCAAGGAGTTCTTCGAGTGTGCAGAGAGGGATTTGGTGTACGAGCTCCGTAACAGCGAGAAAGTTATGCTCAGCGAGATTCAAGCCAACATGACCAGGAGACTCAAGGATGCTTACGACAAGTCGTTGGCAACTGGCACTGCTGGATTGAAGCTGCTGTTGGATTGGGTGAAAGAAGAGCAAGAAGATGCACTGCAGAGCCTTATTGACAGCCCTTACCGCCACAACAGCACCTCTGCACTGAGCAACTTCCACCAGGAATGCGAGCTGCGAGCCAAGGCTGAGTTCTGGAACAAGAACGGAAGGTATGGTGGCAGCTTTGCCAACCAGTTCTTGAAGCACCTGGGAAGCTTGGTGCAGCTGCTGGAAGAAAAGGAAGCCAAATTGGCCAAGGAGACATTCCATGCAACGAATCAAGTTTGACATCAGCGAACAGCTTAGCGACGACAATAAAGGAAAGGTTGTCGCAAATCCCAAGATTCTCGGAACTGTTACACCAAACACTGGCAAGTTCAAAGGCCAGCACATCAAGGTCACTCGGAAAGGCTCCAGTGGAGTTATCGGTATCCTCAAGGACGGCACCGAGGTTTATGTGTTCTACTCGGAGATCAAGAAGATCGAAAGGATAAAAGCATGAAGCCTCGTCGTGTATGCAGCTGCTGCAGAGCTGTGCTTGATGAAGGAGATGCTGGTGCAGAAACAACCCACACGCTTTGCAAATGCTGCCAAGCAAACTACTACAGACAGTTTGACATCTGGGATGTATGGGAAAAGGAGGAATCATGGGAAGATCACCACTGAAGTGGCACCAAGCCAATTTAGAGAATTCCATAAAGTATGCTGCCAGCCTGGAATACGAAATTAATCGGCTGCAAACTCGGCTGGATCTGCTCAGGAAGGACAATGAATTTCTCGAGTATCAGATCAAGGAAGCCATGCGCCTTGGAATGGATGGCTTTGATGAGGATAAATTCCGTCGAAAAGTTCATCCTCGGCTGGGCGAGGTTAAATAGCCATCAGGCCCAGTGCGGCAGTGGGCAAAGCCCACTGCGTTGGAATTGACTTAACAACAACCAAGGAGGACCAAATGGCAAGGAAAAAAGGCTGTATCGGAATCAACACAAAGGCTGATGTCCCTGATCAGCGAGATCGCATGATCGGTCTCATCATGGACATGTTGTCAGGCAGCTACCTGAGTCAATCGGTGATATCCGAGCGAGTCAGGCACTCGCTGCGCAAGTTGAGTCTGGCAGAACTGGATTCGCTATATGCAATGCTGTTGACAACAATCGATCGACCCAGCGATCCTAAATAGCCATTAGGCTGGGTGCGACAGCCATCCTCTGGAGTGGCTGTGTTGGAATTGACTTAACAACAACAAGCAACCCAAGGAGAGGACAAATGAACAGTCAGCAAGAATTGGTGAATGCATTGAGAGCAGGCTTTAGCCTGTTCTATGCAAAGACCGAGGAAATGGATCGCACGATCAGCAAGATCGTTGAGGCAGTGAATGGCTTCCGCAACAAGCAAGGCCAGCAGCCTTACAACTGTGTGGTCTGGGATCTTGAGAAGGATCAGGATCCGGAGATTGTCATCAGCTGGCTCAGCGACCCCAAGAAAGCTGGCTGTGTCGTCGTTGCAAAGAACTGGAACTGGTTCCTGGTTGACGACATGGGCAGCCCCAACAAGCTGTTTGTGCAACAGCTGCAGAATCGACTTAGCACGATGAGCACCAAGGAAATGAGACATGCCTTGGTGATTGTCACTGACACCAGCTTTGACAAGGCCATCCCTGACACATTGAAGCAAGAGTTCCTCAAGATCAATTTTGCATTGCCTTCACGAGATGAAGTTGCAGAGGTTTGCGATTACATCATCGAAAGTGCAAAAGGCTTGCCTGACTTTGTCATGCCAGAGCCGGAGCAGAGAGAAGCAATCATCGATGCAGCCATTGGCTTGACAAAGCAGAATGCCACCCAAGCAATCAGCATGGGTTTGATTGCTGGAGAAGGCAACATCAAGCCGAAAGTTGTCAGCAGTTTCAGAGCAGCCAAAATAGAAGATGTCGCTGGGCTGCGAGTACAGCAGTACAAGGTTCCAGAGATAAAAGGCTACGACCAAGTCAAGCTGTTCGCTTTGGCTGGTGTAGACAACGACATGGCAAAGGGCATTCTTCTGCTTGGACCTCCGGGCACTGGCAAGACCCACTTTGCAAAGTGGTTGAGCACCATGAGCGACAAGATCCTCATCGAGATGGAAATGGCTCGGATGCAGGGTGAAGGCTTGTATGGCCAGGCTGAGAATGCTTGGGCCAAGGCCATTGACACCATCAAAGCCATTGGCAAGTGCATCGTGTTCATCGACGAAATAGAAAAAGGATTGCCCAACCGCACCAAAGGAATTGGTGTGCAAGACCAAACTGGCCAGCGATCTGCAAGCCAGTTTCTGAAGTTCTTGAGCGACGAGCGTCCTGCAGGCTGCTATGTGATTGCAACCTGCAACGACATCAGCAACCTTCCTCCGGAGTGGGTGCGTGCGGAGCGTTGGGATTGTGCACCCTTCTTCATTGACTTGCCTTCCGTTGAAGAACGCCAAGACATCTATGAGTTCTACCTCAAGCAGTATGATGTAAAGCCTGGCAAACTAACTGCGGATGACATGGAAGGCTGGAGCGGAGCAGAGATTAAAACGGTGTGTCGTTTGGCCAAGCTGCACAGCACCGTTTGCGACAAGGTTCAGCAGTATGTCATTCCAGTCAGCAAAACCATGGGAGAACAGATTGAAGGCTTGCGAGCCTGGTCAAAAGACAAAACGATTCCGGCATCAACCAAGTTCAAAGACACCAAGAAGCCCATCAGACGGGAGCGAGGTGTGGAGCTGTAAAATCTGCGAAAAAGGATTTACTTTTCATGCTTTTTGCAGTAAACTATCCAAATCCGAAGGAGGAGAGAATGCCCTGCTACACAGTGCAACTGACCACTGTTGAGTTCAAGGCACAGCACATTGAACTGTTGCTGAAGGCACTAAAAGCCTTGGATGTCAAATTCTACCAGCGCACCGACAACCAAATCCGCATCAACAGCATCGGCAAGGTTTTGATCAGCATCACAATCGACACCGAAAGACAGCAGGTCACCTGCGAAGCAAGCGCCATGCCTTGGATCAACAAGATCAAGCAGCAGTACAGCCTTCAAGCTGTCACCGAAGCTGCCCGCAAGAATAAATGGATTGCCAAACAGCTGGCTGACAAGAAGCTGGTTCTGAGGAGGTACTAACTGATGGACGAGATTCAAGTCGAGATCCTTGAGGATGGCACAGTCAGCGTCAAGACAGACAAGATCAGCGACGCTGCGCACTTCAGCGCTGATCAACTTCTTGAAGACATCGCTGACATGGTCGGTGGCGAAACCAAGAAGACCCCACGAGAGAACAAGTTCTGGGATAATCGTGTCGTGGCTTTGCATGGCAAGATCAAGAAAGTAGGTGCGTGATGAACAAATGCAAGATTGAGTTCGAAGCAAAGCTGACTGACAGTCAGCTTGCAGTGTTGGAAAAGCATGGCTGCATAAGGGTTGAAGTTCCATATGAGCCAGGTGGCGAAAGCACATTCAACATCATCCCAAGCGAGCTGTGGATTATCTCACAATTAGAAAGGCAGCTGGTCTGATGAAGAAAAAGCAGAAATTGGCAACAGGATTACGAGACTCGACTCGGCGAGTATAAATAGGCATCAGGCCGAGAGCGGCAGCGACCAGAAGGTCGCTGCGTTGCAAACAGGTTGCCGCACACAGCCTGAACAACCAAACAACCGAAGGAGAGGACAAAATGGCAAAAGCTAAGATCAAAGGCAAGGTCATGGCGAGCGCAAACGAGCAGGACACCTTTGCAAACGGAGTGCTGCTTTACTGCGAGATCCGAATGTGGGGAGCCAATGCCACGATCGACAAGGAGATTCTGTCAAAGATTGGCATCACCGACAGAGAGCTTCTGAACCAGATCAGTGCAGCTCGCAGCTTGCTGACCAAAGAAGGCAACGACCTTCTCGGCCAGTATCGCACGGTCCGCAATGAGACCAAGAGCTGGATCTATCGGAACAGCCTTCCGTTCCCTGTGGATGGTTTTGTGTTTGTTCCGAAGTCCCAAATCGAGCGAGTTGACAATTATCTCAAGCAGCGCCAAGAAGAAGCCCAGATGATTGTTGACACCATCGTACCGATGATCAAGAAGTTGGAAGCTGACTATGCTGCAAAGTTTCCTGCACTGTACGACCCAAGGAAGTATCCGACAGAGGCCAGCTTGCGCAACATGTTCAGCTACCGCTGGACCTTCCGAGTTTTTGCACCACCCAGCGAGCAGGCCATGATTCTTCCGCCGGATGTTTACAAGGAAGAAATGGAGCGATTCAAGCAGGACATCAACAAGATGAGAGAAATGACTCTGAATGCTGTTGGCAACGCAATGCTGGAGCGTGTTAAGTCTCTGAGCGAGCAATGCCAGAATGGTGCCGTCCGTAGCAACACAGTTGAAGCTGTCAAAAGGTTCCTGGAGCGATTCGACGAAGTGTTCAGTGGTTTTGTCACTAATGAGAAGATCCAAAAGCTGATAGCAGATGTCAAGGAGTGCATGGATGGCACCGATGCAGCCATGCTTTCTGTTGATGATGGGTTCCGCAATGCTGTTGGCAGCAAGATGCAAGAAGTTGTAAAAGAGATAGCCACGGTTGAAGGGCTGCAAATGAAGCGTGGATTTGAAATCTGAAGGTCGAAAGGAGCTGATGATGCGTATGCCAGTCAGCAAGCATTGCACCCCAGAGCTACACCATCTGGCAACCAAGGCCATCACAAAGATGGCAAACAGGTACAGCAACATCCTTAGGGAAGGCTCGCTGTACAGCAAGGAGGATTTGGTCCAAGAAGGCTGGATCCTTTGGTACAAGATA